TCTTTGCAGGTGGTTCTGGTTCTGGCAAGTCATTAGTTATGATGAACATTGCATTGAACTGGTTACAAGCAGGGATGAGCGGAGTCTACATTACACTTGAGTTGAGCGAAGAACTAACATCGTTGCGTACAGATGCTATGTTAACACAGATGGGTACTAAATCAATTCGTAAAGATATTGACACAACCGATCTTAAGGTTAAGATGGTAGGTAAGAAGTCTGGTAAGTATCGTGTTAAAGGATTGCCCGCACAAAGTAATGTGAATGATATTCGTGCTTACTTAAAAGAAGTACAAATTCAGACAGGCATTAAGATTGACTTTGTAATGGTTGATTACTTAGACTTGGTTATGCCTGTCAGTGTTAAAGTTAATCCTAACGACCAGTTCATCAAAGACAAGTATGTAGCAGAAGAACTACGCAACTTAGCGAAAGAGATGGGAATCTTATTAGTCACAGCTAGTCAGTTGAATCGTAGTGCTGTTGATGAGATTGAATTTGACCACAGTCACATTGCTGGTGGTATCAGTAAGATTAATACAGCAGATAATGTGTTTGGTATCTTTACAAGTCGTAGTATGCGTGAGCGTGGCAAGTATCAGATTCAATGTATGAAGTCACGTAGTTCAACTGGTGTTGGTATGAAGATTGACTTAGACTATGATATTGAAACAATGCGTATTAGCGACAGCGATCCTGACGGATATGCGGATCAGCAAGCAAAATACAGGCCTGCACCTAGTCCGACTGACATTATGAATCAAGTAAAAGCACAATCTACATTAGTTTCCACCGAACCTATTATTGACCAAGCTACTGGTGAAATACTAGAACCATTGAATAAGAAGGTTGTAGTAGATGTACAGGGTTCAAAACTTAAAAATTTACTCAACAGTTTGAAGAAATAAGACTAAATACTATATCATGCAAAAACAAACTCGCAGCCTTTTGGAAGAATTAGAGTCAATCGGTAATAACCGTGATACAAGTCACATTATTGAGAGCCGCGGCCATAACATCATTACCAGTGCAATTAATTTACTGGAAATGATTAATAGACATTATACGCCCGAACAGGCTGAGATCCTAGAGCGTAAGCTACTAAGTGCTATCAAAAGCAAGGATCAGAGTAGATTTGCAAAATCACTAAAAAAGAACAGCAAGAATGAGCCTATCTGAATCCCTAGCAATATTAAAGTCTAAGATTGATAAATTGTCCATTACAGAAGCTAAAGGACATTTAGACCATCCTGAGGATTTGATATTTTTAGACGGTACTCAAGGGGCAAGTCGTGCTGTTCAAGCAAGTGTTGATACAGTTAAAAATCCAGCGACCGTTACTATCAAGTGGGATGGATATCCTGCATTGATTTTTGGTCGAGGAACGAACGGTAAGTTCAGTATTATGGACAAGCATATGTTCAATAAGAAAGACTTATCGGGTCGTCAAATATTCAGTCCCGAACAGTTTGTTCAGTACGACCAAGCCCGTGGCGTTGACCGCTCAGGGTTACACCAATTAATCGCTGAAATCTGGCCTGGTCTTGAAAAGTCAGACAGAAGCAAAGGTTACTACTGGGGTGATTTGTTGTTCAGTCAGCCACTACAAGACCAAAACGGTATGTACAAGTTCAAAGCGAATCCTAACGGTATCGCATATACAGTTGAAGCCAATAGTGAAGTAGGACAATTATTTAAAGGCAAACACGCCGCTATTGTTGTACACCAATTCATTCCTCCAAATGCCGCAACAACAGATGAGGCAAGTCCATTAGATGGTGGCATTGGTAGTTTAAAAAATAATAGCAATGTAGCTATTGTCCCTGCTAAAATGCCCATCACTCCTAAACTAAAGATAAGCAGTAAATTAGTTAACAAAGCACAATCTGATATTAAAAAGTATGGTCCTGCTGTGGACCAGTTATTGAATACAGCACCACAAGCGGCTACTACATTCCGCGGATTATTTACAACATATATCAATAAAAAGATTGTTGCCGGCGATTTGAACAATCTAGTAGACGGATTCATGGAATACTTTAATAGTCGTCCAATGACTGATGCTATGAGAGCAAAGTTGACTCAGCACCTAGAAACTAATAAAGCAGGACTAGTTGGTGCATTCACTATCTGGGCTAGCTTATATCAGTTGAAGATGGCTATCGTAGACCAACTCAATAAAGCCGCAGAAGCAAGCCCTGTCAAAGGCTATTTACAAGACGGTACTCAAACCCAAGAGGGTTTTGTCAGTAACGGACTCAAATTTGTAGATAGAATGGGCTTTAGTCGCCAAAATTTAGCCGCTAGATAAGCCCAAATCCTGGATTTTTTTGTTCCAGGACTAAATAATAGTATGAATCTATACGATTCAAACTTTTAAAGGAAATTTATTATGGCAGGTTTTACAAGAACAAACGGCGATGCACAACCAGTATTCGCAATGGACGTACAAAACGGTCCAGTAGCACCATCTACTGCGGCTAACGGCACAACTACTAACTTTATCGGACCAGCATTCGACTTCTTCGGTTTTGACTTGGGCGCCGCCCCAACAGACCAATTAGGTGTTAATGAAATGGTTGCACAAGTTATGACTTCAATTGAGCAATTGTCTACAGTTATGATGTACTCTGTATCAGCTACAGCAAACGTTACAAACATGTCTGTTGCAGTTTATCCAGTTGGCGCATACACAGCGGCTACACTACAAGCACAAGTTCGTGCTTTAGGTACAGTTAATGGTTATGACCTAACTGGTGCTACAGTAACAAACGTTGGTTTCCGTTTAGCTTCTACAGCTACAAGCGCAAGCTAATCAGAAGTTTAACTTCAAACGAATCCGAGATTTATTCTCGGATTTTTTTTGCCTCTAAATATACATATGAGTTTTAAAATAAGTTGCTACACATTATTTGATATCACCCAAACAGGTGTTATCAATCGTTCCAGACCCGGAGTAGATGATGACCCCGAATTATGGCTATACAAAAGAAATACCCAGTGCAATTTTGACACAATCGTACAAGCAGTATCACTACGTTCACAGCCTGAGGATATTACTACACCTAACTTAACAAAGATTAAGTTAAGTGATTTTGATAGTTTTGGTTTTCTGTTTGAAGAAGAAAATATTGAAATAAATTGCTGGACCTTTGATTTCACAGTACAACACGCTAGTGTATACAATGATGGTATAAATGATTTGGGGTCATTGTATTCAGATTGCGACCAAGTTCCAATGATAAAGACAAATACATCATGGAACAAATTACCCGAATTTTTGGATAGCTCAGTTGAACTTAGAAACATTTATTTTAAGGTGGTCGAAAATGATGAATGATATTGAACTAGAACGTAAATTCAATAGGATGCTTTCCACAAAGGAAATGACCGATTTACAAGATATTTCTATTTTTGAAACATCTAAAGATAACTTCATTGTATTTAAAAATTACCAAGTTATAAAGAAATCTAAAACAGACATAGATGTATGTTTGATAAACGGAGATTTAGTACATTCATTTTCCTGTATGAGAAACGCAATTTGCTGGTGTATTTTTGATAAACGTGGTAAATACGTATTAGCTAGCAGAATCATTACGTTGGACAGATCCATCTCTAATGAGGAAGTGCAAATAAATATACATAATAATTTGTTTAAAAAAGCAAAAAAAACAGACGATAAATTGATATTCCTAGCTAAATTGAACGAAGATAAGTTTAGGCGCAGTACAATGTATCGGGAATTAGAAAGTTACGTAGGGCAATCTGACTATTGGCAACAGTATCAGTTCAAATTAAAAACCGCACATTAAAGCCAAAAGTGATAAATACTTTACATTAGTCTTGGGACCCACAATTATGAAATTAACAGATTTTGACAAACAACCAGTATACAGTGCTCAAAGAGCATTGAAAGAACACTATGGTACATCCATTGATGTTAGCAGAATGAGTTATGCACAAGTGCGTAATATGCTCAGTAAAGTTCGTGACTTAATGAGTGAATCTAAAGCATCAAACAAGTTCTACGAAAGCACAGGTAACGGTTCATACATGAAACTAGTTTTTATGGAACAAGCCTTGACCAAACAATTTGCCTACTTAAGCGCACATCGTCCACGTATCGTTGTTGAAAATGAAGAAGTAGAAAAGTCACAAACCATTCTTGCCGCACAAGATATGGTTGACTCTATCCAGAAGATGGTTGAGCAAGTTAGTGACATGATAGTTAAAGAATTACCTGCACTAGTTGATTCAGTTCAATCTGAAATTGGTGTGAACGAGAGTTCATCTTTCAGTCAACAAGCTACGGAAGCATTAACTTCATTGCAAGCCGCATTGACACAAAGTCAAGGTACAATGAAAGAAGCCGTAAATGGTATCACTGGTCAAGGTGGTGCTGAAGCGTTTGACGCCGGCGCTGACATGGGTGCTGATATGGGTGGTGACATGGGCGGTGAAGAAGATTTCAGCATGGATGCCACTGAAGAACTACCAGGCGGTGGCGAAGAAGAAGTTGACTTGAATATGGATGTTGAAGAACCAGAAGATTTAGGTTCTGTCGGCCGCGCCAAAAGATAATATGAGACTCTTTGAGTTTGATACTAGTCCACTATTAGTTGGCTTGGTTGCAACGACCAGCCAACTAAAGAGTGAAATTGATTCTGGTAAAGTTAAACCAGATTGGACTGTTCCAGAACTCTTGCAATACTACAGAGATAATGATATCATTATTGATAAGTCAGATTTGTACAACATGATTAAAAACCCTCCATTGAACAAATACATTACCAACATACAAGGTGATAATGTAGTGTTTAAAGGGCAAACAGAAGGTGGTGAACAAGCCCCTGATGAAAGCAAAAAAGTTGTACAACAGATGGCTAAACAAGCGATGAAATGATAACACTAACAACAAAAGCAAATAACAAAGTAAGACAACAGATTCAAAAACGAGGCAAAGGCCTAGGAATTCGTATTGGTGTAAAAACTACGGGTTGCTCAGGTTTAGCTTATGTGTTAGAATTTGTTGACGCACCTATTGAAGGTGATATCAAAGTTGATTGCGATGGGTGTGATTTATTTGTAGATCCAAAAAGCTGTGTATATGTTCAAGGATTAGAAATTGATTTTGTCCGCAATGGATTAAATGAAGGTTTTGAATTTAATAATCCAAACGAGAGAGACCGCTGTGGATGCGGAGAAAGTTTTAGAGTATAATGTATCTTGCTACAGTAACGTGCAATAGGGATTTTCAACAAATGTTACTACAAGCTGAAAGTATTCAGCGATTCTTAAATCCATGTAAGCATGTAATTATTATTAATGAATCAGTGCCTGATATTGATTTTTGGTATCGTTGGCTAAAGCCATACTATCATAACCATGAATTAATAATAAGGCCTAGAATTGACTATCCATATCCATCAGGGTCAATAGGAACAAGAAACACATATGGTGAAATTGATGCAGTAAGTAATGGTTGGAGATCACAACAATTACAAAAAATGTTATTGGCATACGAATATGAAGATGATTATTTGTTATTAGACTCAAAGAATTTTTTCATTAGACCAGCTGATATTATGGAATGGGATGAATCTATTGGTAGTGGATCCTTCCAACAATTTGCTGAAAGAGATATGTTCATAGGGTCTTATAAAAAATATGCAGAACTATTTGGGTATGAGATAGACCACTATATAGGACCCTTTACCCCGTTCATGCTTAAAAGAGAACCATTAGTATCAAAATGTACATTAGCAGAATTGGGGTACAAATTATTTTATACAGAACATTACAATCATCCTGCATCTGAGGGAATTTTTTATTCTTTTTTTGTAGATGATATAATTAAAAAACGTTACGGAATACCTTTTGTAAAAAGTTCTACAATTTGGGGACCAGATAAACCTGATCTTACAAAACTTTTATTTAAAATGTCCATGGATTCACAACTAAAAGTTGCCGGAATACATAGAGAAATTCTATCAACTATATCCAAAGACGATTCAAAAATAATAGACTATTGGTTAAACTCAGATAAACATATGGGATTTAATAATAAAATATATCCCATGCCAAGAGATTCACACATATAAATTTATGATAACAACAAAATTCACATACGAACCTCTTTACAGAGAAACAATCAACGGATCTAGAAAATATGCCACACCTGATGGTGAAAAACTTCCTAGTGTCACTACAATACTAGATGCTACTAAAAGCGAAGAATCTAAACAAGCACTTAATAATTGGCGTAAGCGAGTAGGTGTTCAGAAAGCACAAGAAATTACTACAGAAGCCGCAGGTCGTGGTACACGAATGCACAAGTGGATAGAAGATTATATTAAATCAGGAGTACTCAATGAGCCCGGAAGCAATCCATATAGCTTGCAAAGCCATAAAATGGCCCAGTCAATCATTAGTCAAGGTCTTGTTAAATGCAGTGAATATTGGGGTACAGAAGTTCCTCTCTATTATCCAAAAATTTACGCAGGGACGACAGACTTAGTAGGTATACATGATGGCAGTGAAGCTATCATGGATCATAAACAAACAAATAAACCTAAAAAACGTGAGTGGATTGAAGATTACTTTGTTCAGTTAGCGGCTTATGCGACCGCACACAACGAAGTACATGGCACAAAGATACGTAAAGGTGTCATTTTCATGTGTTCTGCTGACAATCTATATCAGGAGTTTATCCTAGAGGGTCCTGAGTTTGTCAAATACACTGATATCTGGTTCAAAAGAGTAGAACAATATTATATGAAGTTCTTGTAATGGTTTAAGATAAATAAGTGTAAATCTGTGAAGAATTACACTTATGGCCATTATACAAATCTCGAAAATCCAACAACGTTCAGGCAATCTAGTAGACCTGCCACAACTTGACGAAGCACAATTTGGTTTTGCCCAAGATGCTCGCCGATTGTTTATTGGTAAAACTACCGGTAACGCAGAGAACATTGAAGTACTAACGTCTTATTCCAACATTAGTTTTAGTCAAATTGATGGCGCGGGCAATAGTAATGTTAATATTACAACTGCATCACTAGAACCCGGGCAAGTATTAACCTATGATAGCACTATCAACTCTTGGATCAATACAGGTGGTAATATTGAAGATCCAGGAAATTCATCATATTTCTCAG